GAACGTGTCGCCGCGCTCGAAGCGATGGTCAAGGGGCAGGTAAATGAAGGGGCGAAAGACGGTGAGAGCGCCCGCACCAACTCACTACCGGCTGAAAACGAGCTTTCCCAAGAAGATCTGGAAGCTCTGAAAGAAGATTTCCCGACCGTTTACAAGGCGGTGATGGCGTCGATGGCTGCGGCCAAAACGCTCGAAGCCAAATTGCAGCCGGTCGAAGATGTGGTGCGACAGGAACAGCAGGAGCGCGCGCAATCTGCAACGGAAACGGTGCAGGACGCAATCGACTCAGTGCCGAAACTGGCGCACATCCAAGCAACCAACGCCGAAGCATTCGAGCTGGCAAAACAGTTCGACGCATCACTCCGGCAGCAGGCAGCTTGGCAAGCGAAATCGCTTTCGGAACGCTTTACCAAGGTCGCAGAAATGGTGGAAGCCGCACTTGGGCCAATCGATGTGCCGGGACAAAAGCCAACTTCACAACCGAGTGCCGAGGATCTGAAGGCAGCGGCGAAGGCCAAAGCAGCGGAACAGGCGAAAGCCAACCGCTCCAACGTGCCGACCTCGCTTTCCGAAGCCCCGGCAGGACAACATGCAGCGCAGGACGATCAGGAAGAAGCAGAGAACCTTACCCCTCTGCAACTGGCTGAAAAGTTCTCCGCGATGACGCCCGATCAAATGGATGCGTATTTCCGAAACCTGTAAATAGCGAGGCACACAAATGGCAACCAATATCCCAGTAGGCTCGGCCCTAGCCCGGAAAATTTATTCCGTCGGCCTGTTCACCCGTGTTCAGCACACCCCCGGCTTCATGAACCTGATCTCCGGCGAGATGCCGAAGGAAGGTTCGTTCGCAGCCAAGACCAAAGGCCAAACGTCTCCGGATTACCCGATCGTCAAGGCCGGTGATCTGGCCAAAGGCGCCGGCGATACCGTGTCGATCGACCTGTTCAACATCCTGCAAGGCAAGCCGGTGATGGGTGATACCCGCATCGAAGGCCGCATGATGCAGCTCACCTACAGCTCGATGGATGTCAAGATCAACCAAGTTCGCGGTGGCGCGGATTCGGGCGGTCGCATGACCCAAAAGCGTACCGTCCACAACCTGCGCAACATCTCGATGGCTGGCCTCCAGGCATGGATGCAGCGTCTGGAAGATCAGACCGCGCTGGTGCATCTGGCCGGCGCACGCGGTTCGCAAGCAACGTCGGATTGGGTTGTCCCGACTCAATCGGACAGCGACTTTGACTCCATCATGGTCAACAGCGTCAAGGCTCCGACCAAGAACCGCTACTTTGCGGCCAACGACGCCACCGACCCGTCGAACATCGGCACCAACGATGCGCTGACCCTGCAAGACATCGACCGTATCGTCGCGCAGCTCCGCGAGTCGCCGGTTGTCATGCAGTCGGTGAAGATCAAGGGCGACGACCGCGCGTGGAACGATCCGCTGTGGGTCATGTTTGTGACCGAGCGCCAGTGGCTGTATCTGCAAGCTCGTACCGGCCAGACCACTTGGCGTCAGGCTGTGCAGTACGCCTTCGAGCGTAAGTCGGCTGGTGTGAAGCACCCGCTGTTCGACGCCTACGAAACGATCATGTGGAACGGTGTGCTGATTAAGCGCATGAACCGCTACGCTATCCGTTTTGCAGCCGGCGATGTGGTGAAGCACGATTCCGGCGGCACTGACGGCGGCACCTACACCGAAACCGACAAGCAGACTGCCCAGCCGGTTGATCGCGCGATCATCGTCGGCGCTCAAGCTCTGGCCAAGGCATACGGCAAGTCGGCATCGGACTACTTCTACGATTGGTCGGAGAAGGAAGTCGATCACGGCAACTCGATCGAAACGGTGACTGCGGCCATGTGCGGCTCGGCCAAGATCCGCTTCAAGATCGACGGCGCTGACACCGACTTCGGCGTGGCCGTGGTGGACAGCTACGCACCCGACCCCGCATCGGCTGCTGGCCGCACGCTGCTCGGCTCGTAATCAAATGGGGGCTTCGGCCCCCGTTTGGCGAACAAACATCTTGTAAAGGAAATGCAAAATGGCAACTATCAATGCTCCTACTCTGGCTAATACCCAGTACAGCGGCGTAGCTCCACTGGCCGTTGCTCACGGCCAAGCGGAACTGTCGTCGGTCGCGGTTGACGACAAGATCCGTCTGGTCAAGCTCTACGCCGGCACCAAGATCTATCGCGTCGATACCGTGTTCGATGACATGGGTACGTCCAGCACCCTCGACGTTGGCTTCGAGTACGCCAATGGCGAGGCCGGCGGCTCGGCAACTGCGTTCGCTACCGGCATCGACACCGATCCGGCTGGCACTTCGTCGCATGTGTTTGCGCCGGTCACTCTGGCCTACGACGCTTACATCATTGCAACGGTCAAGGGCGCGACCTCCACCGGCACGCTGGATGTCATGACCACCTTCGAGTTCAGTGGCGCGAAGTAATCCATTGAGCGGTTGAAGGAAACCGGACGGGGGAGCTACGGCTTCCCCGTTTCTATTTATAAAGGAGAAACTATGTCAGCGACCATCTTGCTTATGTACGTCGGCAACAAGCCCGCCGCCTACGACAACATTGCCCGCTCCGGCAAGACTTGGAACGGCCACGGCGACATTCAGGAAGTCACCGAGGCGCAGGCGCGCTTGCTCCTGAAATTCCCCGATCAGTGGCAGCTCGTGTACGAGGCTCAACAGGAGGCCGTCGAGCATACCGAATCGATCAAGGTGACGGACGAGGACGGCGATCAAGTCATCATTGACCCAGACGCCTTCAAAAAGCCGATCGAGAAAATGACCAAGGCTGAGATGGTGGCCTACGCGCGCGACCGTTGGAGCAAGGAACTGGACGTTTCCATGGCCAAAAAGATGATGATCGACCAGATTGAAGAATGGGAACGGGATCTTGATGTGACCATTGGTGGCCCCGCCGAGGGTTGAGTCGAATTGCACTCTGTCGGGGATACTTGCTCTGTCGCTTAATGGGTTTTAATCGTGGCCAACATCAAGTATTCCGAACTGCTGGACGAGGTTCTGCCCTATTTGGCGGCAGACCCGTCCAATCCGGTGACAGTCAACGCGATCAAGCGTTCTGTCATCGATTTCTGTTCGGGGTCATGGATCTGGCAGTACCTGCCTGACCCGTTGGATGTCGTGGCCGGCGAAGCCTTCTACACGCTTGAAGCGCCGCCGGGGACGGACATCTCCGTTGTCATGGACGTTTCGCACAACAACGTCCCGCTGACCAACAAAACGACGAGCTGGCTTGACCACGAGATCCCCGGCTGGCGCACCGAGCGGAAGAACCCGAAGTATTTCACGCAGGTTGATACCGAGCAGATCGTCTTGGCCGCAGTGCCGGATCTGAACATCACGAGCGGCTTGTCGATGACCTTTGCGCTGCAACCGTCGCAGTCGGCCTCCAGTTTCCCAAAATGGATCTTCAATCAGTACGTCTACGCGCTGGCCGACGGTGCGATCTCCAAACTGATGCTGATGCCGGGTAAGCCGTGGACGGATACGCAAAACGGAGCCGACCGCCGCACCCGTTTTGAGCAAGCTATTGCCAACGCCCGCAACTCAGCAGCGTCTGCCGTCGGGCGCGCCGCAGGGCGCGTGAAGCCCCAGCATTGATAAGGAACGCCCATGGCAACCATCCTCGCATCATCGATCATCGACAAGGCGCAAGTCATCTTGCAGGACACGACCGGCGTGCGCTGGCCAGACACCGAGCTGCTGGGCTGGCTCAACGACGGGCAGCGCGAGATCACGATCTTCAAGCCCAACGCTTCGGTCAAAAACACGGCGGTGCAACTCGCGGCAGGCACCAAGCAGTCCCTGCCCGCCGACGGCGTGCAACTGATCGATGTCCCGCGCAACATGGGAACCAACGGCACGACGCCTGGGCGCGCAATCCGCATCACCATGCGCGAGATCTTGGATTCGCAAGTGCCGAACTGGCACACCATGACCGCCGACGCGGAAGCGGTGCATTACATGTACTCGGTGCTTGATCCCAAAAATTTCTACGTGTACCCGCCGCAGCCGGCCAACAACCGGGGATACGTCGAGCTGATCTATGCTTGCGCGCCGGTTGATGCGACAAGCAACGGCACGATCACACTGGACGACATCTACCAGACCGTTTTGCTTGATTACATTCTGTACCGCGCGTACAGCAAGGACACCGAATTTGCTGCCGACGCCAACCGCGCGTCCCAGCATCAAGCTGCCTATTTAGCCGCGCTTACGGGCAAGGCAAAGGTGGAAGCGGGTGCAAACCCAAATGTCTCGGCTCCGGCCAACCCCAATGTTGTACCCAACTCCCGTTAACTGAAAGGAAGAAGTCATGGGCGCGTTTAGCAACTACCTTGAAGAAAAGATCGTTGAGCATTTCCTGCGCAACAATGCCATCACCCCGCCGGCCACGGTTTACGTCGGCCTGTTTGAGTCCGATCCGGGCGAGGCCACCAGCGGCACCGAAACGTCGTACAGCGGCTACGCTCGCCAATCGTCGGCATGGACTGCGCTCGATGTCAACGGCCAGACCAAGAACAGCGCATCAATCACTTTCCCGGCCAACGGCAACGCTTCGGCTTCGGTGACGATCACGCATCTGTGCCTGTTTGACGCTGCGACTGCCGGCAACCGACTGTTCTACGCGCAGCTCTCCGCGCCAAAAACTCTCTCGCCGGGTGACGTTCTGAGCTTTGCCGCCAACGCAATTGTGTTTGGCCTCGACTAACACGTTGATCTAGGATCACCGTGCGCGGGACAGTTAACGGGTACTCGATCAACGGCGCTGCGCTGCCCAATTGGGTGGTGCGCGCCGTGGTCGTGGCCGCCGCTGCTGCGACCGTTGCCAACGTCAATCAGACGCGCATCACCTTTGGGTCGGCACTGGCCGATGCCGGTGTTGTCGTCACGCTGACGCAGACGCAAACCATACAGGCGCGTTCCAACGCGACTGCAACTGCCAGCTCGTCACTTAGCCCGACGCTCCTGTTTGCTGGCAGATCCACCGCCTTTGCGGAAGCCACCGGCAACGGCGCGGTTATCCGCGATGTCTTTGCCTCTGCGGGCGGCGATGCCACCTGTACCGCCGAAGCCCTGACGGCGCAGGCCATTGGCGCAGCCACGGCCACGATGGAATCGTCCGTCGTTCTGGCCAAGCCGCATTTGATTCGCCCAGGCGCAAGCCTGCGCTACGGCGAGCTGTCCTCCAGCGTGACCGGAAACGTCACGCGCTACACCCTCATCCCGACCACCAATTTTGGAGAGGCAAGCGGCAGGGGCGAGGCCAGCCACAAGATTTACCCGAACAACTACTTCCGGCACGACGGCTACGTGCTGCGGGCGATGGCCGGAGCCAGCAGCCAGATTTTGCAGGATCGAATCGTCACCATTTCGACCATCGGTTCGTTCCAGTTTGCCGAGTGCGATGGAACCTCGCGCTCGTTCATCCGGTATTCCGCACGCTCGCTGGCTACCGGCATTACTACCCGACTGCAAGCCAGCGCCATTCACATCCAGCGCGGCAGAGTCAACGCGCTCGCGCAAGCCAACATTACAGCCAATGCGCTGCGCACGCGACAGGGAGCGGCAGTCGCCTTTGCCGATGTCGCGCCCAATGCGCCGCGCGCGCGAATCCTGCAAGCATCCAGAGCGTCGGCCAGCGCCGCAGCCGTCGTATCGGTGACGCAACGCAGGACGGCTTTTGCCGCCGCTGTTAGCGCCGCCCAATCCGCTGTGCCGTTTGCAATTCTTTACGGCACGCAGCATCGAACTACCGTCAACGCCCTTGCTGAAACGACCGGAATCGGACTAGCTTTTCAGCGGTTTGCCGGCACATCGCTCTCGGCCATAGCCGAGCTGCAAGCGCGCTCGGTCGATGGCTACAGGGTTGCAGCCGGCAGCGTCAGCACGACCATGGCCAGCGCCACCGTGGGTCGTGCGTTTGGCTTGACGAACTCGGAAGTGCTGGCACCTGATGATCGCTACATGCGTGTATCGGCAGAAGAAAGAGCAATGGCGGTAGCGATCGAAGAACGAACCATGATGGTGACAGCATGAACCTTGGAAACTTTACCAAACAGCCGGTCGAGGTCATTGACTACGACATTGATTACAGCGAATGGCTGACTCCCGGCGACAACGTGGAATCCGCTGCCGTCACTGTAGAACCTGCCGGCCTGACGATCGAATCGACATTCATCAACGATCCGCGCGTCAAGATTTGGGTATCGGGCGGCAGCAACGGCACGCAGTACAAACTCACCATCACGACCACCACCGCCGATGGCCGCGTCAAACAAGATGAATTCAAGATTCGCGTGAAGGATGTATAACCATGCCACAACTATTCGCCAACAACGCCTACAGCTCGCTTTCCACGTCCTTGGGCGCGAGCGGAACCAGCCTGACGCTGGCCACTGGCACGGGTTCGCGCTTTCCTTCGCCCACAGGCGGCGATTACTTTCTTCTGACGCTGATCGGTCTTGATTCCAACGGTAACGAAAACTCGTGGGAAATCGTCAAGGTCACTGGCCGCGCGTCCGATGTTCTGACCATCGTTCGCGCTCAAGAAAGCACGACGGCAGTGGCGTGGGCGTCGGGTACGCGCGCGGAGCTGCGCAGCACAGCCGGCACGTTCAGCGGGTTGCAGCCACTAGATGACGATCTGACTGCACTGGCCGCACTTTCCACCACTGGAATACTAAGAAGAACCGGCGCAAACACGTTTGCCGCAGGGAACATCACCCTCAGCGGCGATGTCACGGGAACCGGAACTACGCCACTTGTTACGACCTTGGCCAATAGCGGCGTCACCGCTGGCACGTACACGAAGGTCACGGTGGACGCCAAAGGGCGCGTCACCACGGGCGCTTCGCTGGCATCAAGCGATGTCACCACCGCGCTGACCTTTACGCCGGAGAACGTCGCCAACAAGAACGCAGCCAACGGCTACGCCGGCCTCGATTCGAGCGGCCTGATCCCGTCCTCGCTGCTGCCGTCCTATGTGGACGACGTTCTGGAATACAGCAATCTGGCCGGCTTCCCAGGCACCGGAACCACCGGCAAGATCTATGTGGCACTCGACACCGGCAAAATCTATCGCTGGAGCGGCTCGGCCTACATCGAGATTAGCGCCTCGCCGGGATCGACCGATTCCGTAACCGAAGGCTCGGTCAACCTGTATTTCACGACGGCGCGCGCCCGTTCTTCGATTACCGTCACGCAAAACCTGACCTACAACAGCACGACCGGCGTTATTACGGGGCCGGATCTAACCGGCTATATGCCCCTGGCCGGCGGCACGATGACGGGCGCGATTACGTTTGCCGCAGGGCAGACGTTCCCTGGCACGGGCGATGTGACCACGACCGGCACGCAGACGCTGACGAACAAGACGCTGACCAGCCCGACCATCAATACGCCGACAATTGCAGGCGCAACCTTCAACGACGGGTATACCGAGGAAATCTTCGCCGTCACAGGTACGACTCCCGCGCTATCGGCCAATAACGGCAGCATCCAGACATGGACGCTGACAGCCAACTCTAGCCCGACTGACTCGCTCTCCAACGGTCAGAGCATCCTGCTTGGCGTGACCGCAGGTTCCTTCACGATCACGTGGCCGACAACGACATGGAGCAAGGTGGGTGGTAGCGGTGCAGCTCCGACGCTGACCTCGACGGGTGTGAACTGGATCGTGCTGTGGAAGGTGGGCGGCACGCTGCGTGCGGCATTTTTGGGGACTGCGTAATGCTGAAGAACAAGATACTTTCCGCGAGCGGGCAGGGCGTTGATCCGGTGTACGTCGATGACGTTTTCGTCAGCTATTTAAGGACAGGCACAGGCTCCGCAACAACCGTCCCAACTGGTCTAGATCTATCCACAAAAGGCGGGTTGGTCTTTTCCAAGAGCCGCTCTGCCGCGACGAATTGGGCGTGGTACGACACTGCGCGAGGCGCGACATTCGATCTTGCAAGTAACACCACTGCGGCGCAGACAACGCAATCGACTGGCCTGACTGCATTTGGCACTACAGGACATTCGTGGGGATCGCTAGCAAAGGTAAATACCAGCGGCGCGACTTATGTCGATTACGTTTTTCGTAAAGCGGAAAAGTTTTGTGATGTGGTGACGTATACGGGGAATGGCTCTAACTCGATTGTCGTTAATCATGGCTTACGCAGCACAGTAGGTTTTTTGTTGCTAAAGAAATTAGATGACGCAAGTAATTGGGCTGCATTTGCAAGAAAGAGTGACGGAACGTATTTCCTGTTCAATACGGCAACTGCAAGTTTTAATCTAAGCGGAGCAGCCGCAAGTAGTGCTGATTTATCTTCTCTTGGGTATTTAACTTCAACCACATTCAAACCATATGATTTGAGCAGTTCGCATACTGGTGGGGAAAACGACTTTAACGCAAACGGCTCTACCTACGTCGCCTACCTATTCGCCCACAACGCAGGCGGCTTCGGCGCGACGGGCAATGACAATGTGATTAGCTGTGGGTCGTTTACAGGCACTAACTATTCAGATGGCAGTGTCGTCAATCTTGGATATGAGCCGCAGTGGCTTTTGGTTAAAAACGCCTCGGTTGCAGGTACGGGCTGGGTGATTGTTGACAATATGCGGGGGCTTCCTGCCCCGGGGGCAAACAGCAGCTACCTTGAACCTAACACAACCGCCGCCGAGCAGTCAGATTCTGGGTACTACAAAATAACCTCCACAGGTTTTCAGGGGTCAATCGCTACAGGTGGCCCTAACACATTCATCTACATCGCCATCCGTCGCCCGATGAAGCCGCCGACCAGTGGGACGAGCGTGTTTAGCCCAGTAGCTTACACAGGTACAGGCTCAAATAATACT